CCTGAACGAAACTAGCATCGTAATACTGATAACCCATGGATGCAAGCCTTCTGCCGATGTTATTACGATGATTAGGTTCTCCTCCATAAACCATCTGTTTGACTACTAATTTAACTATGTCCTCGCTTGGAGCCTTAGCGCCTTTGGGGATAAGCATTGCCATCATCTTGCCTTTACCGACTTTTCCATTTTCAATGTCAAAAAAGTTTTTGTAGTTATCAGCCTCATTAAAATTTGACGAGGCGTAAGTTCCATTTCCAAAGACTCCCCAACCACCAAAGTATTCGCCTTCCCTAAAATCAGTCAGGGCTTGCTCGGCTGAATATGTAACTTTCTCAGTTTTCTCAGAAGAGTAATTAGCGATACCACGGTAGACTAAAATTCCACCGTTTTCGCTTTGCATTTTTTCTAAATCAGAGTGGGTTTTGACTGTCTTAGGTTTACCTGTAAAACCTTGGCGCTCAGCAATAATCTTGAGTGCATTATCTCCGTAGGCTTGCCCGCTTGCAACCTGCGCTTCAGACATCTTATCAATCAAATCAACTGTTTCTTTATTTAATCCTGCGCGTTCAATCTCGGCTCGAATTGGGATGTCAGGCTGTGAAGGAAAGATTCTGCTTGGTTGGATGTTTAATTTACGATTAAAAAATACCTCATCAAGTGCATCAGTAATGTCTACTCCAACACCACCGCCACCTGCCCATGAGCCGTGAGTGCGCTGGTCGTGCAAGCCTTGAAGATGCTTCTCTACATCTTCTTCATAAGGAACAGGAATGAACTCAGGATTGATTGGGTCAATAATCGTGTATTCATAATCTTTAGTTTCCAAGGTCAATTCCCTCCTCTCGGTATGCCTTTTCAAGTCCTGATGCGTATTCAGCACCGATAACTTTACTTGCCATGTAAACATGGTTCTTTGCAAACTCTGTTCCGTGAATCTGATAACCCTTTGTTGCACTTATCGCTGTCGCGTAATGGGTGATTTCATGCAAGATTACTGGCTCATTTAGTGAGAAACCCTTGTTGATAACCATGGCGCTGTAAGGCTGACCGTTTTTTGTACCAATCGTGTAAGTGCCAGCGGTTTGTGAATCTCGCAAGGCTACCTTTGGAGTGCCAACAGAACCGCCTCGACCAAATGCCTCAACAAACCAATCGGCTTTTGTAACGGTGTCTATGTATTTTTGAACTCCAGCGCGTGTGCCATCAAGGGTCGCTTTTGCTGAATCAGATTTAATGTTTCGAGATGTTTCTCTTGACCATTCATCAAATGCTTTTGAATACTTCTTGTATGCCGCGTCGTATTCTTCGCGAGTTGCGTATTCGCCTCTACCATTGGGCGGAAATGGTTTTTCTAATTTTTGTTGAACTGTTGGCGAGTGTTTTTCTTCGGCTTTATAGACTGCTGATTTCTTAGGGTCAGGTTGTCCCGCCATCAAATTGTAAATTTCTCTGTGGCTCAAATTGTTACCGCCTTGAGGAGTGCCAGTAGCCCAGTTACCGTGAGAGGACTGGTCATGTTCCTGATGCTTGACAACTCCCGACCATCCTTTAGCGTCATCTGACAAAGCAAAAGAGTGGTCAATTTTGATATTGTCCTGAGAATATGAACGAGCAAAATTTAACATTGCAGTAGCAATGCCTTGGCGTTTGTATTCAGGTTGGACTTGAATTCTATCTATTATTGCTCCCGCTTCGGGTACAAGATTATTAGGGCGAGTAGATTCAAGGTCAGCAATTTCTTTCACTCCCCCAGCAACAAACACATAAGCCTTTGTCGTCATCGAGATGTTTCCATCTGCTGTTTTTTCGTTATCGTGAAGAAGTTTTATTTTTGTACCATCTTTAGTTTCATAAATTGCTGTCACGCGATTAGATGACATTCCATCCTCATCGGTTGGATAAGACTTATGTTCAATTTGTGTAATTCGTTGCTGAACTTCAATTTCTTTTGCGGAGCGCTCTGAACTATTAGCCCAAGACCCGTGAGTAGACTGGTCATGTTCTTGGTGTTTCAATACTGGTCGAAGCCCAGGGGCAAATCTAATTACTTTTACACTCACTTGGTTCCCCTGTCAGGTGGAACAATCACCATTTGGCAACGGCAATTAGGGTGAACAGTAGGCAACTCAAGCCCGATAGAGAACACACCGTTCCAAGGTACCAACTCACCATCAAGCGGGGCGCAGATAGGACAGGTACGCTCATCTTGGGCTGTTACCCACATCTTCAAAGCGTTTGGGTCTACATAACCCGCTTCATCGGCTTGCTTCCAGCCTTCGTAACGACCTTCATTTTGTGCAATCTGAATCTCGGTGCGGGCAATCATTGTGGCTCTTGCACCGCGTAGGCGGTCAGCATATTTAGATGCAGATGCGGCAGATGTATCGCGGGCTTTTGCCTCTTTCATTCCACCTTTAATAAGGCGCTCTAACTCACGCTTTTCAAACTTTGTTACTGCATCCGCCCATTGTGGATGCAAGCCAATAATGTTTTTAATTCGACGAGCGGTAGCGCGATAATCCAATTGTTCATTGAACGAATCAATAATAATTTTGCGAATTGCTATGCGGGTTAATTCATCAATGCTAGTAATCAACTGCCCTGCTCTTTTAGATGCGAAGGCTAAAGAATTAGGATTTGTTTTATTAAATGATAATGAGAATGTGACTGGAGGTGGCGTTGGGCTTGCCCAGTCAGGAATTTTTGTGAAATCCATATTTGCCATAGGAACTTTATTTAGAATCTTTACAGGCTTAGGAATAAATGCAGGTAAGGCTAATTTAGGCGCAATAGATTGAATCTGTTGAACTGCCTGTTGCCCACCTATGTCAATAGATGTCATCAAAGCATCTTCAATCTGTTTTCTATTTCCAGCCACAGAGATTGCATTAAGTAAACGATTCAAAGAATCAGGGTCAAGGCGCTGAATAATTCGCGCCAACTCTTCAACCTTGATTGTGTTAGTTGATTTACGAATAGCATCATAGAGAACGCGGGCTAACGCCTGTTCTTCTGCTGTTAATGGATTACGACGCTTCCCGTCTCCGCCAAAGATTAAAGGCATTGTTAATCCACATCGCCGTCTAGCGGTTCTGCTCCTTCAGGAATCTCTAACTCTTCTTCCATTGATGGAGGTGCGTCGAATCCAGCGCCTTCAGCCCCTTCAGGCATAGGAGGCGCACCAAAGTTTGCACCATCATGTTCTGCTGGAGGTAAACCTGCCAACTCACGAAGATAATCTTCCAACTTAGGGTCAGGCATAAGAACGCCAGCCTGAGCCAACTTAGTTACAAAGTCTGAGATTTCAGTTAAATCAACATGGCTTACTTCACCGTAAGTTAGGTATGGAGCGCGAGAAACATCCATTCCGTTTAATTTCATCAAGCGAGGAATAGCGTATTGATTCATTACCTCAGCAATGTTTTTAGCAATTGAATCAACTGCCATTGACCATAAATCCATCTTGGATGAGCCGAGGGCGTAAGAGCCAACTCTGTCTGAACCTAGAAGAATAAAGTCTGAAAGCATTGACATTGACATGCGCTGGTCATAGCGATTGATAATCTTGTCTGTATCGAACTGACGAGAACCACCTGATGAGAGCAACTGCAAGTCAAACATCTTATGTCCAGCATCGTCGTACATCGCTGGCATAACAATGCCTTCTTGCTCATTACGCTTGATAGATGTAACAATGTTTTGGATTGATGCTAATACTGCCTGTTGTTCAGCAGATGCAGATGAGGAAAGATATTCAGGAGGAAGGTAGGCAACTGGCAAACCTGCTAGGTCGCGCTCAATACCAATGGCTTCAATTTCTTCAATGCGGCGCTTAAAGAACCAAGGGCGATAAGCATTACGAAGAATAGAGCGACCTTCAGGGTTGTTCTTTGTTGTTACTGTACGGAAAAGTAAAGCCTTATCAATTGGAATTGTATGTATTCCACCTGTTGATGGGTCTACCTGAAGCATGGCTTGGATTCCGCCATCCTCATCAATTTCCCAACGGAATAATGTTTCCTGTGCGCGGATAGGTAATTTGCGCCAACCAATTTTTCCGTCATTGTGCTTCGAGCGCTTCTTTGGGTCATTGCCATCGCCCTTGCGGACTTTGTAAACAATCTCATGATAGGAGAAACCAAAAACAAGCATTGAAAGAATTTGCGAAAGCGTTGCATCCCATGAATCCGACATATCATGAATACATGATTCAATAAATACTGCGGCTTCTTTATCTTTAGCGTTTACTTCGCCATCTTCTGAATCATCGCTAAATGGGTCTACACGCCATTCAAGACGAGTAATAACCTTTTCAACTGCAAACAACATTGACCCGATTGTTGGGTCGTTATCTGCCATTTCGCGATAAGTCTTTGCACCGCGAATACCTCTAAGATTGACGAGAAATTCTTCATAAACCGTTCCACCTGAACGGCGTAAACCAGTAGAGCCAAACTCCTGTAGGTCAGGTCTTTCTGCCATGTGTGCCTCTCGCCTACTCTTTGTGCGCTAATCCGACAACAATTTTAATCGCTTGCTCTTCATCAAATCCTGCCTTTTGCAACTCCAAGAATAATTCATGGGATTGAATAGCAAAACTTCCGAGAACAGAGATAACGCCATCGCGGGCTACGAAGTCGTCATACACTTAGCGATTATAGCGCTATGCGAATTTAGCCTTTATTCGCCATCAAAGACGAACTCGCGAGAATTCAAACGCAAGTTAGTAACTTCAATAGCAAGTTTGCGAGCCATGTCTCTTGTACCAGCAAATCCGTAAACTCTATTCTCTAACTCTCCGCCAACTGCGTCGAATGAGCGGAAAACGATTTTGTACGGAAGTTGATAAGTCTCCTCGGTCATTTCAATTTCGACATACTCACGAAGAGCAATCTCATGAGAAACAAACGGCTTACCAAGTGCAGATACAACTACTTTCGACCCAACAATGTTGGATACGAAATAATCAGTCCATGCCATTTCCTACCCCCTTCAGAGTATTTTCAACCCCTAGCATACAACATGGGTTAGAAAGGTGCGACCTCTGAGAGAGGCTTGCTCCAAGGGTCAAACTCGTCTACTGGGCTTGGTGGATTGAAGGAGGCATCTGAGCGCTCGATTACTGGCACATGATAGGTATGGCGCTTGAGGTCAGCCCCAACGCTCCATGCTGTAACCGTAATCTTTGAACGCTTCTGCCCTGTGTTTTTATCTTCCCAAGATTCTTGGACGGCTGTGCCTGAGACGATAACGGCAACTCCCTTGCGAAGTGCATCTGCAACATTTTCAGCGGTCTTGCCCCATGCTTTGATGTCCCAAAATGTTGTATCGGTATTCTCCCAAGTTCCGTCAGGCTTCTTGACGGACTTTGATGAGACTACTGTAAATGTTGCTAACGCTTTTGCGTTTTGCGTAAATTTTAATTCAGGGTCAGCAACTAAATTTCCTGTAATTGTAATTGGTGCGCTCATCTTTTGTGCCTTTCATTCGTCATTGGTTTGGCTATTATGTTTAGTTTTTTTCTCATTCCATCTCTTTGTTTGAGGGTTGTTCCGCCCCAAATACCAAACACTTTGTAATGTAGCGCATAGGTCAGACATTCTGTTTTCCATACGCAGGTGCTACAAATCTTTTTTGCTAAAACATTTTCTTGGCTAATTTTGTTCTGCTCAGGAAAGTAATAATCCGTCTCCACCCCCGAGCAACTCGCTCCCTCGAACTGCCATGGCATCTTCATCTAATTCCTCTCCAACTATCAAACGGTTTGGGAAAGCAGAATCTAACTTAGCCAAAACTCGACCATTCCGCCAT